AGGGTTCCGTTGATCCACCTGCTCAACGTCGATTTCACGAAAGCCTAACCATCTGTTGCCAATGGCATCAAGCACGCGTTTCCTCGCGTCGGCCGCCAGTCCGTTAACTGGTACAGTCGCGGGTATCTCGGCGGGTACCATCGGCCAAGACAATCAATACCGCCGATACAGAGCCGGCCTTACTATCGGGGTCCACGAACACGGTTCGTATACCCAGGCTCGCCGGTCCATCTTCTACGAAGTGGGCCGCCGATACGGGCGTCTTACAGACGCCCTAGGGCCACACGGTGCCGAGGCAGTGCCCATTGATGCGAGTGTTCGCATCAACGCTGCTGAGGCCGCTAATTTCGAGGGCTTTGCCCGGAAGTTTAGCAATTTCAGCCCCCAGTGGCTGACAATGGACCTCTGCGGTATCGCGGAGCGTCTGGCAAAAGGTGTTGCCGCCCAGTCCGTGTACGGCGGGGTCAACATCGTTAATTTGCGTGGACACTTGCCTGTCCGTGTCGTGGCGCTCGGGACTCTCGACTCCCCTCAAACGGCGTCAAACAACTCGGTCTTCATACCGAGAACGGTCGACACGGTCGGTAATGACCATGTTTTTGCTGTCCTCGCGGCCGCAGCCAACGGCGAAGGAGCAGCTGTGAGTACAGATGTACTCAGGCTCGATGCGAACACCAACGAGCCGGTTATTCCAGCTGTCTCCGGTCCCTCGCTGGCCTCGGCCTGCATAGAGGCCCTCCGTATAGTCGGGGCCAATATGGAGGCGTCCGGGGCCGGGGATTTGTTCGCGTATGCTGTCACGAGAGGCATACACGCCGTCGTTTCGGTCGTCGCCCACACCGATGAGGGGGGGTACATGCGTGCCCTCCTCCGTCACGGGCGTTTCAGAGTGCCGTACGGCGGCATCAATCAAGCTCTGCGTGACTACCCCGCGCTGCCCGCCGCTGGCGCACTCGCCACCCACGTCATATCGTCTTGGGTGGATGCAATTGCGCTGAAGACGGCAGCGGTCGTTGCCCACAGCGACCCTTGTGTCATCGCGTCTGGTGGCCTTTACCCGACTGTTTTCACTAGCAGTCAGGGCGACATCACCCCGCCCGGAACTGACGAGGGTGATTCGCCCACTGATGCTGACGCCCGTGCTATTGGACGTCAGATTGCAGGGGACCTGGGCCGGTTCGCCCCGACCTTTATGGCGGGCCTGCTCAGGATCTTCGGACTCCAGACGTCAAGTCAGGTGGCCGAAGCTCACTTCTGCACCGTGGGGGGGATGTATCTGTCCGAGAACGTCGACAGGCACCTCCGCCACAAGACGGTGGCTCCGTACTTCTGGGTGGAGCCGACCTCGTTGATAGAGGTCGGTTTCCTCGGTTCGACCGCGGAGACCGCCGGTTTTGGGTCTCTTGTAACCCCTGGAGACCAGGCTATGATTCCCACCTTCGAAAGGGTGCGTGAGATGGATCGCGGGCGCAATGCGAACTTCTCCACGATAGCCTTCAAGATGAGGACCGCTCGTACTAGCGGCCTCGTCTGCGCCCATGCCGCGGCCCCCACCCCTCTGGCAGGTTTAAAACTGTACCAATTTGATCAGGACAGTTTGATCCTCGCTGGTGACCAGGGGCCCACGAATGGCGATGTGCCGACGAAGCATGTCGCCGCCGACCCCCTGTCCTCGTACCTTTGGGTACGGGGGCAAAGCGCCATCCCGGCCCCTGCCGAGATGATCAACACCCAGGCTTCTTATGCCGCAAAGTATAAGAACATAACCTGGGATGACGATTTCGAGGGTACGGTGTCGGATCTGCCCAAGGCCTGGGAACTCGAACACGACACAATGTGGCGTGTGACTGTCCCAACCGCCTTCTCGGTGACCGGCCCGTCCAATTACCTGGATCGGGAGGCTCGTCGCGCACGTTCCCGTGCCGCGATCTCTTTGGCACAGGCCGCACTGCGCGCCCGTGCATACGGCGAGGCCAACTCGCCTGTCATTGACGTGTCCAACGTCCCCCCAACTTGGGACGATGAGCGGGCCCCGGTGGTTGTATTCTCTGATGAGATACACACCAGCGACCCCGGCACAGCACAGGGCAGGGGCATTGGCAACCCGCCGGACGTGACCGCTCCGGTCACTGGCGCCCCTTTGGTGCCAATACCTCATCACCAACCCCTCCGCGGACCCCCCTTCCCGCGCGGCGCTGGTGTAATGGGAGGCGGCGTGGCCCCCCCTCCCCCAGCCGGTCCCGGTGGACCGCCCGCTGGACCTGGGCCAAACCCACCCCCGCCCCCACCCCCAGGCGGTGATGGTGGTGACGACGCGGCGGCTGCAGCTGCCGTGGCAGGTGGTGACGTTCACGGTGCCGCCGGAGCCTTACCGGCTCCACAAGTATGATCGGCGCCCGAGTGGACGAGAGAGCCTTGGCAGCTGGCGCTCTCGGCCAATACCTGAAGAAGCTGACCCGCAGTCAGGATGTGAGCAGGTTCGCAACCCTCTCCTTCCCTGACCAAATTTCTTATGTTTTCAAACCGTCCTGGGACTCTTTTCGTCCCACGCCACTACATCGGGCCGCCTTGTCATTTTTATGTGGTGAGGTCCCCGTGCAGGTGGCGCTACCCTACGCCTCTCTTTGGAGAATGGTTGATTACACCTGCCCAGTACCAGACATTGTACTGGATATAAAATATAAAACAAGATGGATTCGTGACGCCGGTATAACGGTGAAAAGATTCCCTCTTAAGAAGAACCCGGCCGCATCGAACAAGGTCAACCTGTACCTACATGAAGTTGGTCGTGACTTGTCATCACATGCACCTACTCAGCTCAATGTCGGACTACAGTACCTCGATTGGGTACGCCGACAACGCGTGGTGTACAATGACCAGGCCACCGCTTTCCTTCTGTACGAATACTGTCTGGCATGTTACGACTCTCGCGGCTGGCGGCACGCAGCGGCCTCGCTCTTCGACAGTGACTATGCCAAAGGGTTTTCTGTCTTTGGTAAGGCCGTTGGCATCAACGGTTCGCAAGTCGGTGCGATGATGGTGGAGACCAATGTTCTCTTGGGACGGGACGTGGCCCCAATAGACTTGGTTGAGGAAGCCAGGAAAAGGACTTCAATGCGTGAGGTGAGAGCCATGACAACCGCTTACTCGGACGACACGATCCGCCGGGCGGTTAGAACGGTGCTCCTTCGTGAGCTTAAGCGCTCAGGTGACTCGTATATACTTGAGTTCCCCACGCTTGAAGATCACTGGGCAACGCGGTGGCAGTGGGCGGTGAACGGTGCACACTCGGGTTTGATTTATAAAACCAACCCGAGTTACCGCCCCCACATGCCAGGCTTCGACCGCCTACACCGCCGCGCCTGGTTGGAGACAATTAGCGAGGACCCGCGCCCTGCCTGGGACGGGAGGACTTACGTAAGTGCCTCACCCAAGCTTGAACACGGCAAGACTCGCGCCATCTTCGCTTGGGACACCATCAATTCCCTCGCAATGGAGCACTTGATGAGTACAGTCGAGGCGAACTGGCGTGGTGAACGGGTAATCTTGAACCCCGGGAAAGGTGGCCACCTTGGGATGGCCCAGCGGGTCCAGGCTGCACGCAATAGGAGTGGAGTGTCGCTAATGTTGGATTACGACGACTTTAACTCGCACCACACGACAAGGACGATGCAGATTGTAGTGGAGGAGACATGCCGACTCACGGGGTACCCCCCAGACCTCGCTGAAAAGTTAGTCTCTTCGATGGAAAAACACTACATCTGTGTCGGCGGTGCATACATTGGGCGTTCGAAAGGAACCCTCATGTCCGGGCACCGATTGACAACGTACATCAATTCGGTTTGCAACGAAGCTTACCTCAGAATCGAATTGGGTGACGATTTCCTTGACAAGAATGTCTCCCTACACGTCGGCGATGACGTGTACCTGGGAGTACGCTCCTACCAAGAGGCGGGATACGTACTGCGGATGATCCGGGGTTCCAAGTTACGAATGAACCCGGCAAAGCAGTCCGTGGGCCACGTAACAACTGAATTCTTGCGAGTCGCCTCAGAGAGTAGGTACTCTTACGGCTACCTGGCTCGCGCAGTTGCGTCAATAACAAGCGGAAGTTGGGTCAATGAGCTCGCCCTCGCCCCCCTCGAGGCGCTCACCAACATCGTCGCCAGCGCTCGTTCGCTGGCGAACCGAAGCGGGATAGCTGACGTGGCTCTCCTCCTGGTGTCAAGTACACGCCGTATGGCCCCACTTGATAGCCGGGACGACACGTTACTCCGCGAACTTTTAACTGGTAAAGTGGCTTTGCAAAACGGGCCCAACTACCAGAGTTCAGGCTACTATCGCCACGTCGCTGTGACCCCCAAAATGGTCCGTCGCGACGACTTCGGCTACGGTGTGTTGCCTCTCGAGGCGACACACACCTACCTCAGCTCCGCCGCCACGGTGCTCGAGATCGAGACCCTCACTAAGGCTGGCATCTCAGTAGAGGAAGATATGGCACGTGCGAGCTACAAAAAATCAGCTCCTCGTGACTTCTTCTCAGCAGAATGCCTGGTCACCGGTCCCGTCCTCCAGCGCCCGTGTGTAGGCGTTGAGTGGGCAGAGATGGTCCTGCGACGCCCCCGCGTCACGGGCATCCTGTCCAGATACCCCCTCCTCCTACTTGCCCGCTACCGGCTCCCTGAGCGCGTAGTACGCGAAGCCCTCGCCGCGGCGGGAGGAGACTACAACACCCCGTACCTCGACTACGACGCATGGGGTGAGTATGCACACGGCTGTGTCATCGACACGGTCATGTCATACACCGACGCATCCGCGTTAGGCGCCAAAACAGCAGCTGGCGTCCTGACATCTACTACGCGGATGTACGTTTAGATACATTGTTGTTGCTGTCAACAAGACTCTCGGTCGGGGAGTCAACAATAGAACAGTGCCCCCACCGGGGGGAAATGACCCCCGGGATCCTGCATAATTC